CGCGAGCCTGGACGGCAGACATCGTCTTGAGTTGACGCTCAAGGATAGCGAGGGTTGTGCCCACGGGAGCCTGGGCAGACATATCGGACAACTTCAGGTCGCCGATAGCCGCAAGGCGCCTGCCCTCATCAGTGATCCGATCAAGGAGTGCTGCCAGGACTTGGCTTGGCTCCTTGTACGGGAGCGGCATGATGTTCTCACGCAGCGCCCCCGAGGGGATGTCTACATCCCGGAACTCACCTGGGGCGATAGGCGTGTCGTCGCCCTTGACTCGGAGACCTCTGGTCTTGAGACCTCCGGGGAGGTTGCTGAGGGTTCCCGCATCGACCAACTGGCGAATAATCGCGGTCCCTGCACGAGCATAACCACCAATAATATGAATGAAGCCAAGGCCATAAGCACCAAAGCCAGGGATATAAGTGTACTGAACGAAGTGCTGTCGTTTGAGTTTTCTTCGGTCGGACTCATCCCAGTTCCGTCGTATAGATAGAACCGTTGAGGTACCTCGCTCGATGGTGATGACGTACGGGAGGCCAATGCCCGTTTCTTCGCCTTCATCATCCGTATCTTCATAGCCCTTCAGATTCCAATCAACGTGAATCTCAAGCACCTGATACCGATCATCATCGGTAAGGGTGTAGCCCTGCTCCTCTGCCTTCTTCTTCTCAATGTCCGTAAAGACTCTAACCGGCTCACCCAGTTCGGTGTGACGGTAGAAGCCCGCAGCCATCAACTTATTCAGATCGTTCTCCGTCTTACGCATCACGTGGGTGACGCGCTCTGCCGTGTAAACATTGGCAGCGCCGTAGGGAATGATCATGTCCTCTGCCTGGATGTAAGCAGCGATCTGCCTGCCCAGGCTGGGGTCGTAGTAAACCTTTTTAAACGAGGCCCCGGCCAGACCGAGGGAGTACAGCAGGCGCTCATGCTCCGGGCGGTACTCGATCATCTCGTCCGTTAAACGGTAGTTCATGTCATCACGGACACGCTCCGCCGCCTCTTCGTTCTTTCGAGTGACTTCACCAATGATCTGGGTCTTGACCGGACCCTGGGCGGGGAAGGTCTCGGTAATCATCTCGGACTGGAAGCGGATTGCTGCTTCCGTCAAGATTGGAGAGTAAACACCACAGGCACCAAGCCAGGGTTCAGCACGTTCTTCGTACTTCATGCCCAGGACTTCAAGTCCTTTGACGTACATGTCTGCCCAGTCTTTGCGGGAGTTGATGTCCGCGTCTACCAGACCGATCAGATCAGAGGCAAGACCTTGGAGGTCCCCCTCGTCCATGTACTCGGCGAGGTTGGCATCGAAGTCTTCGGCGGTCTCCCGACCCGGCTCCAATTCAATCTCTACCCCGCCAATCCCGATCTTGACAGACTCGGGGTCTTCAATTTCAATCTCAACCATTGGTTCATCTCCCATCTCTTCTGGGAGAAGGGGAACCATTGCCGGGTCGATATTGGTTGCCATATTGGTCCTCAATAGTACGCAACCCTACGGGGCTGCACAGGGTAATCTTTCTCATCACTGTCGATGGTGATGAAGCCGCCTTGCCTGAATCTCATCAGGGCCTGGGATGAGGAGTCCACGAGGTCGTCGTTGTCCCCGTTTGGGAATGAAGCCATCTCTTCTTCAACTTCCTCTGCCCACCTCTTTTCCGGTCGCCATACTACCCCGGAAGCAAACAAATCGCTAATGGAATTGACCCGGGCGATCTTGTCCTGCCCCTTGTATGGGGTGTATTCGGACAGCGGGATACCCGCCTTCCTCAGTTCATAGATCAAGGGAGCACCTGCTGCCCTCTTTTCGATGATCAGAGTGTCGGGGTTCCACTCCTTCCACATCTCCATCGCCTTCTCTTTGAGTTCCGGGAACTCCATCCGGTCCTTGAAGGCGTCCAAAAGGATGATGTTGGGCTTCATTTCCCCGTTTTTGTTCTCCCGGTAGAAGACTCCCCAGGTCGTACAGGCTGAATAGTCTGCCCGGTTGTGCTTTTCAAAGGCCGTATCCCAAGATTGGATGACGTAATCGCAGGACGGGGGGTCCTCGTCGTGCCAAATCTGCCAATACTCGCGCTTGATGATCGCGCCTTCCTCGGAAGTGGGGTTCTGTTGGTACTGAGCCTCCCACTTCCCGACCGGAATTTCGGCCTTGATGGCCTCCAACTCGTCTTTTTTCCAAAATCCGGGCCAAAGAGGGTTCCCGGACGGAAGAATTGCGGGAAATTCGATGACTTCCCAGTCATCCGTCCCGTCTTTTCCTGAATTTTTGAGAATCTGCCCCGTCAGATCACGCTTGGCCCACCGGGTCATCACGATGATGATGGCTCCCCCAGGCTGTAAACGCTGACGGGGGCCGGATGTGTACCACTCATACACCCCGTCGTAGACCTCCGGCTTGCCTTGCTTGGCTTCCTGCTCCGAATGGGGGTCGTCAATGATCAGGATGTCAGCGCCCTTACCCGTTACAGCGCCTCCAACACCGATGGCGAAGTAATCCCCGCCCTGTTCCGTGTTCCAACGGCCTGCTGCCTTTGAATCGGAGGACAGTTTGGTCTGGAAAACCTTCTGATAGTGGTCCGATTGGACAAGGTTGCGGACCTTGCGTCCGAATCCAACTGCCAGTTCAGCCGTATGGGCAGTCTGGATGATCTTCTTTTGAGGAAACCGACCAAGGAACCACGCCGGGAGCAGGTAAGAGGCGAATTCCGACTTGGTATGGCGGGGCGGCATGTTGATGATCAGCCGTTTAAGTTCCCCCCTTGCGACTCTCTCAAAGGCATCTGCCATGATCTTGTGATGCCTGCCAGAGATAAAGACTGGCCACATCTGCTGTACAAAGAACAGGAAGGACTCCTGGCACCTCTGGACACGGTCAAACTCCAGAAGTTGCTTGATCTTCACTCTCTCCTTCTCAGGAACCTTGTCCACAATAGACAAGTACTGAGCAGTCTCCTTCTGAGACAACAGACTCACTCGGAGTACCTCGCTATACAAAACCTGCGGTTTTTTCTCATAGGGAAGCAACATCCTTCACGGATCGATCTACCACCTTGATGGCGTAGAACTTCCGGGGCTTCTTCTCCAAGTGCCCCTCCTCCTCAAGCCTCGTCACGATCCTGTGCATATTGGCTCGGGACTTCAATCCCAAACTCTGGGCCATCACAGCGTAAGACGGAGACACCCCGTGAATCCTCAGGTACGCCCTGATAAACCTCAGCACTTTCTCCCACTGAGGAGTCATCTTCTGCCGAGGTCTCATCCCTTCCCCTTCATCTCAACCAAAGCCTCCTGAATCTGCCAAATCCACTTCGCAGCGTCTTTGGACTTCTCCAGAGCCTTCTCCAAATCCTTGTTCAAAACAGCGTCGTGCAAGTCCTTCAAAGCACGTTCTGCCTTCATCGTGGGGTATGCGTAGTCTTTGAGCATGGTAGGATTTAAACAGAAACACTCGTTCGTGTAAACTCTTTTCCAAAATTTATATACCCCCCCGGGGGTGGGCTTTTGGCGGGACAAGGGGGGGGTTTCTGTGGGGAGGTATTTGCGAGAGTGGATTTGAGCGTAGACGGGCGGAGGGTGGTCACTTGCACACAGCGGGGGGTGCCACCACGGTGGGGTCGCGCACCCAGGCCCATGCGTTTGCACGGGTGGCCAAGGCGTTTACACGCCACGCTGCAACCCGCGCCAGTGCTTGCTCTCCGAGACCAGTACCCCCCCTCTCTCGCGTCATGCCTTCTTCTGCACAGTGCTCAACAGGCGCAAGTGCCCTGCGAGTTCCTTCCGCAACTGCTCTGCGGTGACTGGTGCCTGCTTCTGTTCCTGTGCGTCACGGAACATCCCTGCGGTTCTGCCCAGGAGTTCTAGTGCTCGCAGGCGTGTGCCTTCCTGCTTCCCTCCTCTGCTCAATGCCACCAGTGCTCTCCCCACATATCTCCTGGTCGCCTGTATGTCATCAGCCAGTGCTTCCTGGGTCTCTTCCCATCCTGCTTCGATCATGCGTTTGACCCGTGGGTCTCTGCTGAGTCTTGCTGCTGCTGCGCTGATAGTGGAGTCCGCTCCCTTGCTGTTGGGATACGCATCTCTGTAAGCCTGTCTCCTGCTTTTCCCCTCTATGACTCCTTGGGCGAATTCGATCATCGCCTTTGTCATGGGTCTGCTGCCTATCCCTATTACTGTCCCATCGGGTCTTGTTGGTGGTCCTTCTGCGGCAACCGCTGCCTGTTCGGCT